AGTAGTTTCATATCTACCGTCATCTATTATACTTGATATGTTGCTATCACTGTTGTTAGTAAAATAGCCTAATCTTTTATAGTAAGTTACCTCTGCTGGAAGAGATGAACTTGTTGATATTTTAACCGTGAATACTGTATCGGATACAGCCGATGCAATCGCATATAAATAATATGTTGTGCTTGCTGCCTCTGATCCAGTATCGATATCTGTCCATGCTACGGTTGTAGCGGATAAGTTTCTAGCCATCAGTCTTACTGTGTCTGCGGTGTTGCTTAATACTATTGAACCAGCTCCTACGGTTAGCGTAGCGGCTGATGCATATGCAAGTTTACATCCAAATCTTCCGTCTGCTAAAAGGTTATCTAATGGTGCTACGATATTATCGTATATAACATCATCAATATCCCCTGGGTTTGTACTGCCTGGAGGAGTTTCTGCCCCTGTGCCATTTCTCCATTGAACTGTTGCAAATGCTGGAACAGCCAAACTCAAAACCATAATCACTAATAATAATCTTCTCATAACTCTATTATTCCTTTCTCTTTGTAATCCTTTGGTACTGGGTTATCTTTCTCTAAGGTTTCTTTGTAGTATTCTAGTTTTATCATATCTTCTTCTGTAGCCTCGTCAGCTATAATAGCTTCTATTGCGTCTGTGATATCGTCTATTTTATGCTGTAAGACTATCCTTTGGTCTATTAAACTCTGTTTTTCAATAGATGCGTAACAATTTATTGATATTGCTAAAATCATTATTACTAATAGTATTTTCATATTTTCTCCTTAGTTTTGTTTACTTTTTTATAATTATCCTGTATATATATAGGAAGCAACCTATAGCAATTTTTACATATGTTTTTATCCAATCTTTGATGAGTTTGATGTTCATATGCATTTTCACATACATAATATCCACGTTCTTCATCAATAAATCCACGACACCTATCGCATAATATCATAAGAAGCAATACTATAAGTATTTTTTTAAACATTGTAACACTCCTATTTTAATCATCAAATTCACATACTATAACATCAATATTAGTACCAGATACCTGAGAACCCACACTATGCCCACCAACTATGCCATCTAATAATAATTGCGGGTGACACTGTGTGGAGCTTACTCTGTATATAGATTGTACTAATCTAAAAGTATAAGCTGGATGCCCACCAGTAACCCCACAATGCCAAGGTGTTAGAATATAGAATACCTTATTATCATCAGCACCATGCGTTACATTTGTGCCATTGGTAGTAGAAATTACATCAATTATTCTAAATGTAGAATATCCTGTATCATAAACTAACTCTCCTTTTGCATTTTTTATTCTCATTCCATGTGTTTCGGACGAAAACGTATCCTCTAGAAAGAACACCCTATAATCATAATTAGCATTGGCTCCACACGCCATTTGAAACCCAGTATAATTCGGTGCTGAATAATTAAGAGTTAACAATCCCATCCTATTACCATCCAATGGTCTATATAACACTATTGGCGGATATGTCGTATTAGTAGAAAAGTTGTGATTAGTTATGCCAGCCGTAGCCCCTCTTTGTACATTATCAGTACCTTCAACATATACATAGTTTTTGTTAACACCATCTATTTGAAATTCAGAATCAGTATTTTTAATCCGCAACCCATAATCGCTAGAATAGACTGGATTAACAAATAATAATAAACATAATATTAATAATATTCTCATTTTTTATCCTTAATTAAGAGTACGCAAAACAAAACATAACACAAGTAGCAGGAGATACAAATGTTGTAAAAGTATTAGTAGTCCAAGAAATAGTAGTCCCAGACCTTGATACTGTATGCGGTGATGTAGCTGCAGTACCATTAACAGGCATAGAAAATTGGGCAGTCTTTAATCCTGCTATTTCGGGTAACGCACCAGAGTTACCAGCAGAGGCAGTCTGAGTAGATGTATAAACAAGGCGAGATATGCTATCTGCAGTATTTATTATTACTTTGCCTTGAGCGTCCCTAACCCTTAGCCCATAATTTGCAGCATTTAAGGGTAACGCTGTTAATCCTAAAATAATCAATACTAAAAATATTATTCTCATGATAGTTTCCCCAATTCTACTCGTAATGCTGCTTGATAGTCTGCTGCATAAGTTAATGCACCACTATCATCCGCTGTAATATCAAATCCTAATGCTCTACCACAAGTAGTTGCTGTGTTTGTTCCTGTGCTCCATTTTAATGTTAATGTGGATAGGGTTGCATTAGCAATAGTAATTTTCTTGGTAGAACTACTATAGACAACTGTTGTATCAGCATCTCCCTGTGCTCTCATAATAACTTGTATATGTGCTGCTAATGTTGTTGGTGTATATGTAGTGCTTGCTGTTAATGTAGCAACCTCTGTACTTGCATCTTCTATCCAATCTAATTTATCATTCACACCTGCTTCGATAGTTATAACATCACTAAACACTTTAAACGCTTCGGCGGCCCCGTCAATAGTAACATAAGAGCCTACATTTATATATTCGTCTACATCAAGCGTTCCTGTATTTACTGCAAGGGCATCTAATTGCGATACACTTATTTGGGTAGCAGTTACTGTGTTGGTATAAATATCTCCACCATCGATTTTGGTAGTATCTGAAGCGTGCGACCAACCAGTGGCTATTGCTGCATCATATAATTCCCATTCTCCCGCTGTAATCTGATCATCACCAACACTGGTGGCCCTATATAACTTATCATCATCTGTATCTATCCACATATCACCAGCTGTTACTGCTGTAGGTATTGCAGATTGTCTAAATGTAGTAACACCACCACCACCACCAGTCGATATTTCAACCCACTCACCTGCTTTAATCTCATCTGCTCCAGCACTATATGATATGTATAGTTTATTACTATCATTAGTGTCTACCCATATATCACCTATAGCGATAGAAGTAGGAATAGCATCTTGATAAAATGTCTGTGTAGCATTACCACCAGTAACCGTTACAACTCCTTTTATCTGAAGTCCATTGGTAGGATCATATTTAAGGTAAGAATCACTATCTCCTATATATATACCGTATAAGTCAGTAGCAGCGCCTAAGAACCCATTGACATTACCCATCCTCATACGAGTTGTAGTGGTGTCCCAAGGGCTTCCTGCGTGCGTTAAAACGTCTATGTGAGGCGAATTCGTGTCCGAGGCTGTCATATAGATAAGACCCTCTCCTGATGCACCATAGTTTATTACAGCCGTGCCTTTAGTCCATATAGGGTTTGTATCTGCTGCATAGTCACTACCACCATCTCTGGTTACTGTATATGTAGGAGCAGAGTCTGCATTAGTTACTGTGAACCATTCGTCATCGTTGCCGTCTTTCATGCGTAAAATATCATTTACTGCAAATGTAGTATCTCCTAATATAGTCATTGTGGACGCATCTGCTGCTGTCATATCCACATTTAAGAGGTCACTATCAGAAACTAATAGGTTCCCCCCAACTGAAGAAATACTTGTCTTCTCAAAAATCGAAGTAGAGAACTTACCTCTTGCTCTTATGTTGTTAAACTCTGCTGTGTTTGAGTCTACATTCCAGCCTGAGCCTAATGCGCCTGAAGCGTAGTCAGAGCTTCTTATATGAACATTGGCACCGTCTATTTGAAGATGTGTGTTACCTATTGCTCCTACGGTTATTTCTGAAGTGGTATCGTTTAGGACGATAGCGTCGCTGGGGGATTCTAGTGTAGATGCTGTTATGTCCCATCCACCTATTGTGCCTGATGTGGCTTTTATTGCTCCCTGACTTGTTACTGTAAATTCTGCACTTGCAAAGGTCTCATTACCCATTTGGATTCCTTGTCCTGGGTGTAAACCTATGTAATCTTCTCCTGATCCGCCATAAAGTCCTGATGCGCTTAGAGTCCAGCCTCCTATTGTGCCGCCAGATACCGTTCCTACTGTTATGATGTCTAGGACTTCGGTCGAGAGATAGCCCATTGAATCGTCATCATCATCAGTTCTTAATCTTCCGTATAGTACAGATTGGTCTAGTTTACGAAGATGTTCATTTAGGATAGGCAAATCTGTTTCTTCATCGAAGCCCGTTAAATAGTCTCCAGCGTAGGCTGATGTGGCGATAAAACATAATAATAAAATCAGTATCTTTTTAGTCATATATTTGCTCAACTTGGTATAGGAACTCAATCTTTTGTATTTCCCATCCAATAACCCCATTCTCTGTGATTTCAAACCTAAATAGTTGTCCTATTAAAGAAGGACTTTCTTCTGAGTTGATAGGTTGATAGTAGGTGAATATCTTTAAATCTTCGTCTCCAATATATTCGTCATCTAAACTAAAATCTGGTTCAACAGATAAATCAATAGGGATGTCTCTGTTTATGTCTCCATCGTCAGTTTTGATGTTTAAATTAACCGTTCCCGACGTCCCCGTGTAGAAGATTTTTATTCGTTTAATTTGCTTTTTATATCCTGGTACTTTGAAATCTTTCCAGCCTGTGGTGTATAAGCTAGTTACCGAAGTTTCCTTTGTTGCTCCTACGCGCTCATAGGTTAATCTGAATAAATACCCATCTGTTTGATAAACAGTAGGGGAGTATACTTCGTCTGAAGTCGTGAAATTAGCTCTAAGTTGAATATAATCATTTGCTGTAATTCCTGATATATCAGCACCGTTAGGATTGGTTACTGCTGTTTCGTAAGTTATACCTGACATACTTGAAGATGAATTTAGCCTAATTTGAAAAGTTACATCTCCATATGCTCCTAGTGTTTCGTTCCAATATAAAGCAAGTAAAGCACCAGCGTCTATTTGATATACCTCGCTTACCCATGTTCCATCTCCATCTGGGCGGTCAATTACTGCATCAGGAAGATAGGTTTTTATTTTATCTAGGGTATCAATATTAGCATTTTTAGTTTGGAGTTCTGTTTCCCACGTATCTATAGTACAATCCCAGCCTATTTCTAGGGTAGGGGAGTTTTCTGTTCCGTAAGCTCTGGTGTCGTCGTATGTACCCTCGTCAAGTTCACTTTCAAATCTAATGTTTAAGAGCGGGTCAGAATAAGACACCCCTTGTACAAGCCCATCAGACTTAGACGAGCCTAAATATACAACCCCTGAGTCTGTGCTGGCATCAAAGGCAGCCCAACAGTTTGCGTTTATTGTATCTACTACATAGGCATCTCTGATTAAATCATACACCAAAACCTTGTTATTTATCGAAACCCCTGATTCGTAAGAATTGTATGATAGGCGATATTCATTGTTAAAGTATATTCCTACGCAATTATCTATGTTTGTTCGAGATATATCTTTTATCTGAGGAGTTACAGCGTCTGAAATCAGCTTCGACCTTACCCCATCAAATACATATATTCCATCTCTTGATAAGTAAATTATCCCCATAGGTGATGAACACGCAGTATAAGGCGCTGGACAACCAACAAAAGAATAAGGATCGCTTACATACCAGTCTGTTATATATGAGCCGTCTGTGTGGTATTTTTGTATGCTGGTGTTTTTACCTACTATCATTGTTCCCATAAATGTTTCAATAAATGTTATCTCATCTCCGTCATTTGGTCTTATTCTTTCAAAGTCGTCAGGGTCAAAGAAATCTGGGTTACTATCGTCTGAAAAGTAAAGCCTAGAATTATAAGTCGTATTTCCACCTATAAAAAGTCTATCGTTATTTACATTACAGTATTTACCTGTAGGTGGCTGGCAACCATATTTTGATGTTGTTGCCCATAGTGTTTCGCCTGCGAGAGTAGCATCTGACATAGTATCGTTAGCTGTTGTAGTGGTGTTATCTGCTATGGTGGCCATAAGGTAAAAGGTCGTATTAGCCTCACACGCTGCCTTAGAGGCACTTCCTACGTTCCTATACACATATCTTGCTGTTGTCCCTGTAGGGCCTATAGGGATGTCTGTAAGGCTTATATTATATACTGCTGCACCTGTTAGGATAGGGTTACTCCTGGCGTTTGAATAGTAGCCTACTGCACTAGATAAAAACTGCATTTTGTACTGATACCATTTAGCTGCGGTTAGATCTGTGCCTGTGTTGAGTTCAGCAAAAGGCGCACCTAGGTCTGCACATAGCTCATCTGCTGATCTTGCGCCATCTGTGTTAGCTGTAGTGGTAGTTTTCCCATCATATTTGATAGGTCTGTCATATCCATTTGTTCCTATTGCGTTATCCTTAAATGTAGAGAATTTCCATCTCTTACCATCTGTTAGCCCTGAGTCAATAGTTGTTGTACCTGTGCCTGTTGAATCACCTATTTCAAGCGTGGTGCTTGTGGCTATGATAGTCTTAAATGTACCATCACTCTTGTAATAGCGGTGTAGAGCGTTGATCGTGGCAGAACCTGCGTCCCATGCCGTTATTAGGGGTTCTCTTTTTCCCAAAGCACCGTATCTTTTATTGACTCTTACATTTTGAGCCTCTATGCCTTGATTGTCTGGGGTGTTAATAGGTGATATATGGCTATTTAATCCCTTTGAGAAGTCCTGCAACACAAAGAACCTATCTTGTTGTGCTGCGTAAGCAGGGATCGCAAGTATCAAAGCAAGCAAAACAATATATATCTTTTTCATGCTCTCACCGCTGGGCCTCTCATACCCATATCGTATGAATTTGCTATATCTGGTCTTTTGTATAGCTGTATCTTTTTGGCTTCTCTTTCGGTTAGATATTCTTTATATAGCTTGTCTGCATCTACTTCTTTGTTTAGCATAGGCAGTATCTTCCATTTTGCGAAAGCTATAATAGCATAATCAAATATTGACAAGTGTGTCATTTCAACGGTTGAACCGCTAAACGGATAATGCGTATTTGATGTCATATCTACAGACTTTGCTCCGTAATATAGCCATAAACCATTCGATTGAGTTGTATCAGGTGTTGGGGTTAAGGTTATTATGTTGGAGTCTAGAGAGTAATAGATTGGATCACCTTCTGCTAGATTTCTCCAATTAGGTCTATTTTGGTCAAACCATTTGAGAGTCTTTGGATATACCTCTCGCCACTTGCTGCCGTTATACCACCACAAACCCGATTTATCGACTCCTATATAATCGTCTACTTCTATAGATAGATTATATTCGTGGCTACCGTCAGTAACATTAAACTGTTGATTACTCTTTAAACATAGCGTATAAGCTGCTATATCAGCCGCACCTTGATTAAGGGTTAAGTCTAGTATTGTATTGTTTACTACGCTTATCTTAGCCCCTGGGATTGAAGCGCGAGCCAATGTTCTAAGATTTCCTAAATTCATGCCTGCTCCTTTTTAAAAAGTTATCTTTGCCTCTATAATTGCGCCACCTACGCACGCACCAAATGTAGCATTGTCTTGTATGCCTTCAGCGTATACACCAATAGGATATACTGTGATTGATAGTAAATCGTCTAGAGGAAAGTCTATAGGAATATAGTCTCCTATAACTCCTAGTTTCCTGCCTACTAAAATTGCTACTGTATCAAGTTCATCTGAGTCGTATGCTAGTCCACCATCTAGAGTCCAGCCTTCCCATAGTGCATTCCACTTACCCCATGCTTCTACCTTTTCAGTTCTTGCTATTGTAAAAGTGGATACATTTCTAATCTTATTACTATTGTTGTCGCTAGATTCACTATCAAAACAAACTAAAGCACCCTGTTTTAACTCAACATTAAATCCCTCTGCCAAGCATGAACTACATACTGCTAGTGCCACTACAAATAATACTGTAAAACCTATCAATGCCTTCATTTCTTGCCTCCTTTGGTTAAGTTTCTTCTTATGTCTTTAGCCTGCTGTTCGTGCCATACTGCCAACGATACTGGATTTTCTGCCCATAGTCCTTCTAAGATTTGACCAAAAAATGTAGTTATCGGGCCTCGCTGTATTTTTTCAGATGACTTTTCTCCTAATCCCTCGTCACCTTTTTTATCTATATCTCTTCCTATTTTACGCCCATTAACTCTGCTTTGGAATAGCTTGATTACTCCTAATGCAGCATTTCCTTTAAGCCACTGAGTTAGGTTTAAGTCCATTTTTAGCCTCCTCTGGTCTAGTCCTGTTATAGTAACTTTTTACAATATACATTACCATAGGTGTAAACCCTGAAAATAAAGCTAGTAGTACCGCAACTGTCATTAGTTTCATACAAGCTAATACCAAAGAGCCAATAATTACCAGACAGTATGTAGCTGAAAACGCAATCGTCATAAACTTTCTGCCACTCATTGCAATACCTCCTTATCGGTTTCTCTTCTCCTGTTTTTCTCTCTTTCCTCTAAGGCCTCAAACATATTCATTGCTAGTGAGAGTGATGTCATTGCCTCTGCTATATGGTCTTTAATGTGAACGTAATCTCTATTAAGTTGTCTCTTCTCAGCAGACATTAGAATTTTCTTTCTATCATAAATGCATAGTAATCTTGATTGCTTTGTGCTTCAAGAATGCCGTTCGTAAACTTATATCCATATGCCCACTCAGGGTCTTTGCCACTCTCTACGTCTATGTCTCCCCAGCCACACTTAAATATAGCAGTCCAGTCTTTCTTAAACTCCCAACCTACCTGTGCGTGAGCGCCTACTTCATCATCCCAATCCGCTTGTGCTGTGTAGTATTCTCTGAAGTAAGGGTCTAAATAATTTACACCCCCACCTACGTGTAAGTTATAGGGAAGATACCACTTTAAGGTAATGTAGTAATCAAGCATATTTAATCTGCCCATACCTTTGCCTGTATAAGGAGTTTCTACCTGTGTATCGTGTGCTACTACAGTATTAAAGCCTACTCCTAACTCTAAACCCAATTCAAATGGAATCTTTAATTTTTCCCCATTACTTAAAACTGACAATACTGGTATCCATAGTTCAGGTTCAAATGTCTTATTGAGTTCATATCCCACTTCTAGTCTAGGAGATGCGCCCATACCTTCTACGAGATAATCTTGAACGCCCAGCTTTACATTCACGCTATCTGCTGCTGCGTTGGCTACTATAAGCCACGCTGATAAAACTACTAATATTAAAAAAGCTATAAAACCTTTCATCGATTCCTCCTAGTTTACTTTTGCTGCGTTAAGGTCTAGGTTGATCAGAGGCTCTTGCTTATTATCCATTCCATATTCTACTGAACCGTCTGCTGCTTGCTTGATATAGCTTTTTTGCTTTCCTGAGCCCTCTACGCCTACTAATCTCCCCTGATCGTCGTACAAGCCTTTCATAGACGTTGCACAGCCTGTTAAAAATAGACATAAAATACATATCAGTATCCTCATTTGAGAGCCTTTAATATCAGCTTGACATCTGATTGTATTGTTTCAAGGTTTTTATCTAGTCGACTAAGGTCTCCCTTTATATGCTCACTGGTCTGCTCTAGTCGAGCTATTTGAATAGGCATTTTATACTCCTAGTTTAATTCTAATAACCATTATTAAAAGACCTACACAAGTAGATGATAGAATGGTAATCAAGCAAGTAACTACCCAAGTTGGTCTACCCAATAGTCGGTCTTTAATATCCTTTATGTCGTTCTTAATATCACTCATATCTCTTTCAAGAGATACTATTCTTTGCTCATTCTTAGTGCCTTTTACACATCCCTCTGCCATAGTTTGCTCCTTTAGTTATCTACTCTTCTTCCGCATACCCATAAATCTTCAGATAATGAGTAGATAAGTTTTATGGAGTCACTTAATCCCAATGTAAAAACTACTCCTTCTTCTAACGATAAACCATTTCCAGTTTCTAACAATATAGTATTGGTATCACTATTGCCTCTAAGTTCAACCTGTTGTCCGTCATAACCATCTGCTATTTGAGGATTAGCTGTTATATCTACTGCCCCGCCTGAACCCTGTATAACCATTATTGCACTTGTTACTGTAATTCCACCCGCTGCTGTAATGTTAGTAATATCTGACGGGACTTTGATTATGTTGCCATCAGTTTTTAATCCCTTACCTGTTACATAGACATTACCGTTATCATCCATTTCAATCGTAGAAGTATTGTCGCCTTTCGTCATTATTATCTTACCAGTTACGACAAGGTCAGCACGAGCCATAAAAGGCATTAAAAGTATTGCTAATATGATTATTATTTTCTTCATCTATTACTCCTTACGTTTGATTTATCTCTGCTATATTTGCTTTTGCTACTGAGTTTACTTTAGCCATATTGGCTGCTGCTACTCCATTTATCTTATGAGTCCAACCCCCCACTGCTGGTTGTTCTGCTCCGAAGGTAAGTTCATTACCGACAGAATCTATATTGTAATATTCAAACTTAACCCAATCAGCTGTGTGATTAGCGACATTAGCATCTCTTATTCTAACCTCGTCTATTGAACCGTTGAATAGATTTTTTGCACTACCGCCATAATATCTTCCTGCTATAGATGTTCTATCAAGTCCTGATGGTAGGGCATCGCTAACTGTATTTATCGCATAGCCACCAGCATCAAGATAGACAACTCTTGAAGTCGCATTAAGAAATACTGCAGTTCCCAGTTGCCATGTTCCATCAATAGCCCAGTCGGTTGTTGTTCCAACATAATTACCAACTCCCCCGCTGTATTGATGTGCAAGAACATCTTGCTCTGGGGTTGAGTCTCGCATCCAACATCCTATGGTCGAAACTGCATTTGCATCCCCTAGATTAACTACAGCTTGGTCTTGGTCCGTACTTGATGAAAACCAGCAAGTAAACGCTACAGGATAAGCAGTTATTCCAGAGTTATCGGCTCTTGCTAAGTATTCTACTGAAGCACTCGCAAAAGTATAGCAATCACCGACTACACCAGTAGCACCACTCGTTGGAGTATTGTAAGCTGTCATGGTGTTGCCGTTACCAGTTGAATCCGTTAAAGCATTCAAATGCCATACAGCAGCGTAGTCTACCCAAACTGCTGTAGGATTGGCTCCGTCTGCCGTGTCTGTTGATCTCCAATAAATATAAATATCTGTAGCACCTGTACCTACTGTAGTTACATCACTCTTAACCCAAAAGATAGCAGTTACAGCAGAAGCAGCACCACCAGTCCATGCTTGTCGTTCATAAGGTATCTCTGTTGAACCATCGTCCTCGGTAAACCTAATATCAAACCCATCAGCATTAGCGTCAGCCATATCTGAGTCAGCAGCTATCTTAACTAATAAAGGAAAATCAGTTAAGTCTGTACCAACATTAGTTGTTTGAATTGTTATCTTTTTACGCTTATCATATGTTAATGAATCAACTGTCCATGCAGCGTAAGAAGAAACTGTAATAGATAATATTATAAGTACTAAAATTAGTTTTTTTATCATACCACTACCTCTACCAATACGCCCGATGGATTAAAATAAACTGTTGTAGCTGTTAATGCTATACCAACTACCTGTACTTGGTCACCATTTCCAGCTGGTGCGGTCTGTGTCATTGTACCTGCGGTGTTAACATACATTATTCCGCCTACTGTCCAAGTCCATGCTGTATCTGTAATGATACCATTAAGTAAAACATCAACAGTTCCCGTCGTGCCTAAAGCAATACCCATACAAGGCATTGATGTAGTAGCGTTCATATCAGCGTCTACCCAATGACTATCAGTATCTAAATGAAGTAATCCACCTATGCCTACAGTATTTACATCTACTGTCATAGATACTATTATACCAGTTGCTTTATCTGTAGCTGATGGGGTAGGATTAAATTCTAACTTACCATCTGCAGATAAAACTACCTCTGTGAACGAACCAGATGCTGGAGTAGTGCCACCTATTGTAGCATCTACTGTACCTGCGTTAATATCTGCTGTTGTGGCTACTAATGAAGCTATTGTACCTAAAGAAGTTAATGATGAGGCTAATACATCAGCTTTTAATGTTGCACCTGTTAATGTGCCTGCTGCTGCTGTTACTGTTATGGCTTGACTACCGTTGAAGTCTACACCATTTATTGCTCTTGCTGTTTTTAAGGTTTCTGCTGTTGTTGCTGCTCCTGAAGTACATACTGTGTCATCGCCTGTATTGCCACCTGTGTTAGTGCCTGAGGCTGTGCCAGAGAAAGAGTTAGCACCAGCACCTAATGTAAGGGTAGAAGCACCAGCGTTACCTATTAATGTTACTGCACCTGTGTTTACTGTCAAAGCAGTCGTAAGAGTAGCATTGGTTACAGTATCAGCGTTGCCAGCTGTATCGGCTTTTCCCGTGGTATTTTGATTAAGAGGAAAGTCAGTAGTATATACACCATTAGTAACTGTTGCTGCATTACCTGTACAAGTGCTTGATGTTAAAGTATCTGATATTCTGGCATCAATAATCTCACCTGCATCAAAGAAGTCTGTTGCAGAGTCGCCTGAAGTCGCTACTGTATTATCGCCTGTGTTACCCCCTGTGTTAGTTCCTGAGGCTGTGCCAGAGAAAGAGTTAGCACCTGCTCCTAAAGTAAGCACTGAACCTGCTATATTTCCTGTAAGACCGACTGTACCCGTATCTACTGTAAGAGCTGTTGTAAATGTAGCGTTGGTTACCGAATCTGCATTACCTGTTAAAGCACCAGTATATCCCCCCGTTGCGGAATGTGTGCCTGTGGTAGATATATTCTCATCACCAAAACTTATATCTCCACCGCCAGCAGTAATTACCAAATCCCCGTCATCTCCTGCTATGGTGGTTATAGTTACTATACCTGCTGCTGTAGATACTTCTAAATAATCATTAATATCATTAGATGGGGCTAACCTTATTACTCCTTCATTGTTGAATAATCCAGCTGCACCAGCGTCATATTTAATAAGTGCAAAGTAGTTATTATCCGCATCGAAAAAAAACAGAGAAGGAGAATCGCCTACTCCATCGTCTATATTCACAATCCCTGATGAAGTAAGCCCTGTAAAAGTTGCAACTTCTGTTGTATTGAAAACTGCGTTGCCACTTTCGGTAAGGGTATCAGCTTCTAAAGATGTACCTAAATCATACGCATCAATTCCCATATCCGTTGCAACAACTGATCCAAAGGAAGGACTACCAGCGGCATTACCGTGCAAAACAGTAGTGGTTGTTCCTGTATTATCCGCTATGTTGGTAGCTGTAGCAGCCAAAGTACAAGCCCCATTAGCAGCTAA